GTGGGGTTACCCCCACACCTCTTACTCTCTTAGCGAGGTGAATCACTTTTGATATTGTTTGTTGGCTCTCCACGTAGCGTTGCCGGCTGCATAGTACTTCCACGGTCTTTACCGTCTCTTTACTTGCAGACTCCAACCGGTAATCGTGATGTTGTCGTAGGACCATTTTGGATCGCTTGCCCTCCACCTGATGGTGTGTGGTACAATGCTAACCAATTCGGTTTTGATTTAATTCAATACGACATCGACTTCTTCGATAAGGACAGAAGTCGAGGAGTATATCACAGTGCATTGCACTCTAAAAGTGAAGGTGTCATCTTTCCGATGTGCACTTTCACTTCAGGGTGCCCCAATTTTGGCCCAATAACGCCTGGTCTTAATGTTTGGAGGGACGGTACAACTACCGCTCCTATCTTTACATCTAGATCTCTGCCTACGGGTCAGTACGTTCCTCGATTTCTTGAGCAAAGCCCAGTCATCGGGGAACCTATTTTGGAATGCAGCGATGTGATGGTGAATGTCCGTACAGGACCTCCACCACCACCTCAGTGGTGGTTAGACCCCTGGAATACAAACGGCGTGTTTGTTTTCAATAGTGACCGTATGGCCATTCTTGATCAAAATCGTGTCGTCAAATTCGGGACGTCTGAGTTCCACTCTGTGAATGGCTCACAACCGATATACAACGGTGGAGCTTTCGGCGCTCCGTATTGCAGACTGAGGATGGATTGGAAATCCACTATTCAGTTTCTGCGTATTCGGAATACCGGTAGCTCCACACTGCAGGTAGAATGCTCAACAAGGTATCAGTACGGAATAAATGAGGCTTCAGCAGCCTTATCTAATTACGATCAGACATTTGTTGAGATACTACCTCTGTCAGTTGTATCTGGCAACCCTTCGCAGCTCTCTCGTATTCCTCCCCGAGAAGCGGCTCGTAAGTATTATACAACGTATGAATCGTTGATAAGACCCGAGATCGTTCGAGATAGGATACGTGTCCGTACTCAGGCCCTCATAAACATTGAGGATACCTTTGATATGAACAATATTGAGAACTTCGTCCAGTTGCCCGGGCTCGCTCGTTGTGTAAGGACCATTGTTGATGGCATCAAGGCGGTTAAGAATCTTAACTTCCGAGCTGCTGTCAAATTTATGGCAGACTTGTATTTGATATACAAGTATGTTTTCCTCACAACAGCGGGGGACGTCGACAAGGCTCGTAAGCGTAGTCGCTCGATCATCAATAAACTTGATGATCCGGGTAATTTTCGCACTCGTAGGAGGGCCACTGAGGTTGTAAAGCCCAGTATCCAGTTCCGCGATATTACGAAGCTAGAGGTCAGATGCTCGACGGAGTATAAACTCCGTTTAGTAACTGATCATATAGCATACCTCGTCCATTATCTCGAAACGTTAGGAGTATTTCCATCGGCAGCGAACTTATGGGACCTGGTCCCATTTTCATTCGTTATCGACTGGTTTTTAAACCTCTCTGACGTGTTCGAAGCCTTACGGCTCGATCGAGATACCCAGAACTATCAGCTCCTTGCGCGGATAGAGTCACAAAAGTACCAATTTCGTTGGACAAAAGATCTATTGTCCGACGTCTTTGGTCCCAGGGTTTCCTGGGATTCACCAATTGAGGCTTCCCTTTATAGGAGAGTCATCAAATCGTCGTGGGGTCAAACTGACCCTTTGGCGCTCGCTGGGAGTCAGGGCATTGGGTGGAGCCAGTTTGTTACTGGCGGCGCCCTTGTCCTGCAGAGAATCTAGATTTGATCACCTAGATTCTTCTCCGCTGAACGAACAGCTAGCCACGCAGTTTAGCGTGGCACGAAGCCTTTAAAGCTTCGTTGCCTCTCCAAAGGAGATTCATTTTATGCCACTAGATCTTAATCTAGGAGCCGCGTTCAATGCAGGGGTTAACGTTTCTCTATTGCCCTGGAAGGTTGGTAGCCTTCCAGTTGTGCAGGATGACAGCGGACTTATTAAGTCTGCTGATACATTCTCACCTTTAGATAAACAAGCCACTGTGAAGATCACTAACACGAAGATTAACAATGTCTATTCGACACTTGCTAAAGGAGCAATTCCGCTCCAGAATCAAGCTGTTAACACTTCGGGACAGTCTCTCTTCATTGAATTGAACGCGAACGCATCAAAAGTCGTTGGCACCGCGACCGTCATAGTTCCGATGGTAGCCCGTATTGAGCTGCGCCTCCCCAATGATGGGGATATGACAAATGCTGATATTCAGCAGTTGTTATTGGCTGCGCTTGCTACGGCCTATACGTCGGCTGGCGTGTCGAGGTACCTCGAAATGATGCGTGGCGTCTTGCCGCCCGCTAAGGTTTAGCCTTAGCCCACGGAGGAGAACAAACATCGTGCACAATGAACTTTATGCACAGTTATGGATGAACGTCCATGACACCGAGAACATCTCGGTAGGGCTTTTTAAGCCTGACGACCTATCTAGTGATGAGTCACTCCTTATTAGGAATGGCCTCTTCATCTTTTTAGGGATGACGCTAGAAAGAGCAAGTACAGTCCTTATAGGACCCAGCTTTACTCAGTTTGGGGGACGGATATTGAAACTACCGTCGATCATACTGGGAGATGAGAGAGGATTTTCGTCCTTTCTCACTTTGCTGGATGAAGTTGATGATGATGTGACTTCCGTCATATCGTCGTCTTCGTCTGAGTTTAAAGCTCAGGCGCTTCTTAAGAAGCTTCACTGTTCTCTCAAGCGATGGTCTCTCGACTTGTGGCGTACACTTTCACCTCTTTTTACTCAGATGTTATCTGGGCAATTAGACGTGGAAGTGGTTCGCTTTCTTCGGCAGTGGAGCAATCTACTGTCGAAGATTAGCATTAGTCGAAAAGACCTCCTCGCGGACCACTACTCTGAGTATCACTATTCAGAGTGGTTGTCTTTCGCCGAGACTTCTGTCCAGCGTTCGGGCTCGTTAGCGTATCGAAGACTTATCTCCGAAGTACGCTTTGCCTTAAGGCAGGTTCTTCATAGTTTTACTATGAAAGACTTTGTCCCAAAGCACGGACCGGGCGCAGTATCAATTCCGAGGGTTAGGACTAAGTTGCAGAAATATCTGCATTTTGGTTATGACTCACGGGTTGATTACTTGCTTAGGAAGGAATTTGGGGAGTCAGTCAATGACTATTCTCCTTTTCCATTGAAAGATGGGGATCGCACCTCTCGTGTGATTTTCGTTCCTAAAACTTGGAAGAAGCTGCGAGGAATTTCTGCTGAGCCTGTTGGATTACAATTCTTCCAGCAAGGCGTCCTTGGTGCTTTATCTGACTCAATTTCCAATTCTGATGTTGGACGTATCGTTGATATGTCCGACCAATCAGTTTCAAGGAGGTTAGCTCAGAGGGGGTCCCGTGACGGTTCCCTTTGCACCATCGATTTATCAGCAGCGTCAGACTCTGTCACTTTGCAGTTGGTTAAGGACATTTTCGGCAATACAAACCTATGTAGGTGGCTTTTAGCCACCAGATCCACTCACACTCTCGTCAACGACGAGAGACTGGAGATATACAAGTTCGCCCCTATGGGGTCTGCTTGTTGTTTTCCGGTCGAGTGTTTGATCTTTGCCGGTGTCGTCTTGGCTACTGCAGCCAGACACGCTCGTGGTCGTCCGTTGCACTACGGTAACTACCGTGTGTATGGTGACGACATCATTTGCCCGACATCTATATCATGCGAGGTCATAGAATCCCTAACTCTCCTTGGCTTTTCAGTTAATACTGATAAGACATTCTTAGATGGGGATTTCCGTGAGTCATGTGGTATGGATGCCTGGAAAGGATCGGATGTCACCCCACTAAAGTTGAAGGATTTTTCCTTTGACTTTGATGGGTCCGTTCCTTGTTCCTACGACCACCATTCTCGGATCATATCTTACCTTAACACGTTGTACCATTCAGGCTATAAAGCTCTTCGGTCATTTCTTTTAGAGAAATTCCTTAAGTGCTATGTGGTCGCAAATGGCCAGCGTATCAAGGTTGGTAAGACCCTTGTTTTTGGTGACGGGTGCAGAGGCTCGATCGCCTCTGTCCAACCCGATAACTTCCATCTAACTAAGGTCCCTTTAAAAGGGCTTCAGAGAGGTGGGTTGAGTTATATGGGCTGGAAACCCCGTAGACAAGCCGTGAGACCTGAGGACGAAGTCCTCTGGCACCAGATTTTATATCTGGAGCATCTCTTCACCTTAAAAGGGAGAGATTGTCTTGAGCCTGTTGTCGAGGACATCTGGGAGTTTAAGGCTAGGACTGATGACGAATCAGCCTTAGCCATTCCAGATGAACCGCAAATGGTTCCGTCAGGCGCCCGGTTTGATCCCTGGGTACCTGATGAGTGGAGAGGTTCTACCGTTTCAAGGTAGGATCCCTCGGCCCGAAAGCCGTGAGGGGGTAGCAACCGACAACAGATTATGTCTAAGCCAT